GCTAATACATTCCATATATTTATTGTTTTATTTGAATACCAATTTCTTACTACATCACCTTTTTTACTAATAAAATAATAAAATAATGCTATAGGTATTTCAAATAAAGTAAACGCAGTAATCCAATTTAATAATGTATTATTATTTAAATCCCACATATATTATTTATTTTGATTTTAATATATTCTTTATTTTGAATTTAATATATTATTTATTTTAATTTTATATATTATTTATTTTAATTTTATATATTATTTATTTTAATTTTAATTTAATATTATTCTTTTTTTTTGTTGAAAGTTTATTTTTTGTAATTTCTTTTCCCCCAACTGAACCTTCTATATCCTTTAACTCTGCTTTTGATGTCTTATAATTATTAATATCTACTAATTCTGCTATTACTGAAATAAATTTATTATTTAATTCATATCTTTGCCCTAATACTTTTACAGTAATTATATCATTTTCATTAATTTTAGAAAATAATTCATTATCAAAATGATGATCTCTTGCAATAAATATTACAAATGGACTAATAACATCATCTATTTCTGCTCTTAGTCCTACTTTAGTTATTGATTTAACAATACAATCAAATGTCATTGATTCTACTGTATTTGCAACAAAACATTCATATACAACATCAAATGATACCATATTTGAAAATAATTCTCCTGATGAATATGATATCAGTTTTGCTGAATTGGGTTTAACAAAACCTTCATTAATACAGATACCTTCTACTTTATTTTTTATATTTTTTTCCAAAGTATTATAAATATTTGAATTTATGTTTTTAAAATTTATATGAATTTTTTCAGATAATAATACTTTTGTATATATTTTATTAGCCGACATTTCTAATATAGATATATAAATATATCTTTAATTTATTCAATTTTAAATTATAAATTATAAATTATAAATTATAAATTATAAATTATAATAATTAATTAATATTTTTAATATTTTTAATCAGATGTATTTTTTACTGTTTTTATTTTATTATTAATTAATGCATGATTCATAGAAAAAAACCATTTTTTACCATCTTTTAAAGTAATATCATAATACCTAAAATATAATTCGGCAACAATACATAAATATGTTCCTAATTTAAATTTTTTTGTTAAATCATAATAACTTTCTCGTTCCATAAAGTTATACATAAATGCAGTATATTTATCATCTATTCTATGAAAATTATTACATAATCTTCCATTCGAATATAATTTCTTATCATCCATAAAATATATTATTTTTAAATCATAAAAATCATCTAATCTTTTACCATTATCAATATATGCAAATGCAGATGAATATAATGATTTATCTACTGTATATTTTTGTAATATAGCATCTGAAAATCTATTATAATCTAATTGTTCTGCTTTTTTTAAATATAAACCTTTCTCATTATAATTTAATAATAATAATGTATATTTATCAAACTCACTAGATAAAGGATAAATTATTCCATTTATTATATTACCATTATTTTCTATACTAATTACTGAGTCATCTAAATATTTTTTAATTAAAATAATTATGTTTAAATATTCTGAATTATTATCTTCATAATCTTTAAATGTATTGAAAATATAGGTAAAAAAATTAATATATAAATCAAATGATAAATTATCTATTAAAATATTTAAAATAATATTTTCTAATAAATCTAAATCATAATTAAATATATTTGAATTATTTGTATTTAAATTTATTATATACGCTAATAAGTTGTATTTACTTTTTTCTTTTTTTTTTATAAAATTTAAATTACCATCTAATATATTTTTTAAATTTTTAATTATTTCATCTAGTATTTTTTCTCCATTTTTAAAACTTTCACTTATATTTTTTTGTTTATTTTTTTCTTCATTTACTTTATCAATTTTACTTGGTATTTGATATACAATTGAATCTAATACATTATTTGCATTTGTACTTCTATTATAAATTGATGTATTTTTATAATCTAAATCAATAGGTTGATATATATATAAGTTATCTATATTTATTAATCGGCCTTCTCTGTTATATTTATCTGTAATCGTTTGAATATCATTATTTACTAATTCATCTAATGCATTATTTATTGCTAATAATGAAAATGATTCTTTTACATTAATTAATGAAACCAATTCTTCTTTATAATAAAAATAATTTTCTTTATATAAATTTTTTATCAAATTTATAATAACATTACTAGTTGTATCTAAGTATATATCATTCATAGTATACATATTATCTTTTTCATTTTCTTGTAAATTATAATCTTTTTTATTTGGAAAGCATTTATAATCGCATGAAGCCATATAATCACACAATGAAGTATATGGTTTATCACCTATTTTATAATTGATAATTTTATTATTTGATAATATTAATTCAATATTATTATTTATTATTTTTGAAAATTTATCTTCATTTAATATATTTAAATCATAATTTAAATGACAATCTATACTTATTTCTTTCATCAATCTAGTTATATTACCTATTAATTTTGCTTTTTCTTCTGCTTTTCTATAAATTAATAAATCTATTGTTTCAATTGTATAATTAGTCAATAATGATGCATACATAAATACTTGAACATTTCTTTCGATTAATGGTAAATTTTTATGACTACATGTTCTTATTGCTCTACCTATGATTTGTTCTACTCTATTTATGTTATACCACGGTTCTAATATATGAACTTGTCTAATATATTTAAAATCTAATCCTTCACTTCCTGCACTTGATATTAATATAACTTTAATATTTTCACCATGTACATTATTTATATCATTACATGCTTTTAATTCTTCTTCTTTATTAGGTGATAAAATCTTATCACCAGTTATCATTATATATTTTGCACACTTAAATTTACCAGTTTCTTTTAATGCTTGACTTTTTGATTTATAACTGCGTATATCTAGTTCTTCAACTGGTGCTTTTTTAAATAATGATTTTGAATTTCCATATCTTTTAAAACCATATGCTTCTAATGCTAATGCAATCGGTATTAACCCCCCATCTATAAATTGTGAATATATTAATATTGGACCTGTAGAATTTTCTATTGAATCTATTATATTTGATATTTTTGAACTATATTTTATTAAATTCTTTCTTAAAAAAATATTTGGCATTGAATCATCATTAAATCTATAATTATATCTATAACCTAATCTTTTATCTTCATCATAAGACATTAAATTTGTTAATCCTGTTTTTCCTACCAAATTTTTTATATCTATTTTTAATGAATTTACTTCTTCATATGATGCACTTTCTAATTCTTTATTTGGGTATACAATATTCAATGCTTCTAGTGGTTTTAATAATAAAGTATATTTATAAGAATCTTTTTCATCTTTAAAATCTGTCTTACTTATTATATAATTATATACTTTGTCTTGATAATCATCTAATTTTAATAAATATAAATCGAATAATGTGATTTTTTCATCTTCATTTAATCTTTTACCTGCTAAATTATTTATAGGATAAGTAAATTCTTTATTTTTTAAACTTTTATTGTTATCAAATAACTCCGGTAAAATTCTATATGGAAAAATAAAAGGATTATCACCTTTCACATAACTTACATAACCATTTAATTTTCTTATTAATAATTCTTTTCCTACCTCATATTCATTTATATCTTTTACAAAACTACCATCATTATTAAAAATATCTTTTATATCTATTAAACTACGTTTATCATTTGCATTTAATAAATTTAATAAAAATATTATTTCTTTATAATCATTAAACATAGGTGTCGCTGACAATAATACTAATTTCATATTATTCACATTTTTTACTAAATTTTCTAATTGTTTTGCTACTAATTTATTTGAATTATCTTTTGTATCTCTTATATTATGTATTTCATCTATAATAATTAATCTATTTCCAAAAAATTTATCCAATTTATTTTTAATTAAAATATTTTGTTTTTTTTTCGAAATTTTTGGATTTTCTTTTAAAATACTATTTATGTTTGAATGTTTACTTATTAAATTCGCTAATTCTATATATCCGATAAATGTATAATAATTATTGATTATATTATTTACTAATTTTATTACTTTATCACGTGGTATTTTTGATTGTAATGAATTTATTTCATCTAAAATATTTTGACCAGCACAATTATTAATAATCCATCTACCATTTTCATATTCTAATTTTGTTTCATCAAATAATTGAACTCTAAAATTTAATTGAACATTTGGAGATGCAACTATTAATATTTGTTTATTTTGTCCATTATATTTCATATATAAACGTGTTTCTTCAGCTATACCTATAGCAGAACATGTTTTACCTGTACCTAAACCATGATATAATAATACTCCATTATATGGTGTAAATTCTGATAAAAAATTTCTTAAAAATTTTTGATGTGATGCTAACTCAAAATTTTTATTACATAATTTATCTGCTTCTTCTTCTATATTTTGATTTATATTTATAGTAGACTTATATTCATTAAATTCTTTTTTATTACTAATTTTATAATTTAAATATATATCATCTAATTGTGGATATAAATAGTCCATCATATATATTTTGCCATCTTCTTCTATTCTTGAATTATCATTTTCATTTGATAATTTACTATTTAATAATTCAATTGCATTTAAAAAATATTGAGCATCTTTTTTACTATATAATTTATTCTCATTTCTTTCTAATATTTCTTTATCAAAATCTAAATTATTAATATTATTTTTAAATAAATTATGTAATTCTATATTTTTATTTCCGATAACTTCGTCATCAATTGATTTATCTTCACTTCTTAATTCTAATGATTTTTGAGAATTGTCTTCTTTCTCTTCCTCTTCTTCCTCTTCCTCTTCTTCTTCCTCTTCTTCTTCCTCTTCCTCTTCTTCTTCCTCTTCTTCTTCCACTTCCTCTTCTTCTTCTTCCTCTTCCTCTTCTTCTTCCTCTTCTTCCTCTTCCTCTTCTTCCTCATCTTCCTCAACCTCTTTCTCTTCTTCTTTATTTTCTAGTTCATCATTTGAATCTATATTTTCATCTTTAATTTGATATTCGATATCTTCTTTTTTTTTAATAGTGTCCATTATATATTAAATATATAGTTTATAAGTTTTTAATAATTTATTTAATTCAAATAATATTTTTTTTTTTTCTATATTATAATTTCTTATATATTTATCTGCTTTATCTATATTAACCCATTCAATTTTACTAATTTCAAATAATTGAAATTCTTTTTTAGGTGGATCAGTATTATTTATATATCCTAAAAAATATTTGTGTTTGTATGATTTATAATTTGAACCTGTAAAAATTTCCTCCAGTGGTAAAATATTAGTAATATTTATTAATTCATTTTTATCATATCCTGTTTCTTCTTCAAATTCTCTTAAACCACAAACCATATCTCTCTCTTGATAATTTCTTCTTCCTTTTGGAAATCCCCATTCTGGTTCTAAATACTTTTCTTTACATGAATTAATTATATCTTCTAAAGTATAATAATCATTGTTAATATTTATTCCATTTATTAATTGTGTCATCTTATATTTAGATGTTTTTTCTTCATTTTTATATTGATTTGTGATATTTGTTCCCCATAAATAATTCCAAAGTAATTCAAAATTATTATTTAATATAAATTTCCTCTCATTTATTGTCATTTTATCAAATAAATTTATTAAATATTGTTTATCTTCTAAATTATATTTTCCTCTCATAAAATCCACAAATGCCAAACTATCTTTTCTTCTTATTAATAATATTTCTGTATTTTCATTATTTTTTCTTATTGCTATTACACCAATTGACGTAATAGGAATTTTACATTGATGAAATAGATGACCTATCTTACCACAATTATTACAAAATGTATTTTTCTTTGAATTCATTTTTCGTTTTAACTATATATTTTGTTGTTATGTTTTTATATGCTTTTGTATAAATCTCTCTTATAATAATATATATAATCTTAAAAATAAAATTGATATTATTTATTAAATAATATCAATATGTAAACATGAAATATAGATATAGAAAAAAAAATGTATCACATCAAGAATATTTCATACAAGAATGGTGTTATTTTCTACTAAAAGATTTAAATAAAAAAAAAGAAACATCAATAAATATAAAAATTCCCAGAATATTTAATTACAATCAAGAAAAAAAAGAATTAACTATGCAAAAAATTATAGGAGATAATTTAGCAAATATATACGGAGAAGAAATAGAAAATATGCCTATTAAAATAATAGATACTATAAGAAAATTTATTAACATTCTAAATAGTTATTTTGTTGAATATATAGATATTACAGGTTATAATTTTATGTTAGATAAAAATGAAAATTTATGGATAATTGATTTTGAACATTCTTATTATAGAAAAGTAAATAGAGAAATAAATGAATATTTAAACAAATTTATAAATGGAGAAAATAAATGGAATCCATATTTTGAATAAATTATCTTCTTTTGGTAATTTTATTTATTTTACGAGTTTTTTTTCTTCTTTTTTTTGTATTATATTTTTTTAAACTAATAATTTTTTCTAACGGAGTTTCAAAAGATTCGATATAATTTTTAATAAAGGATATAATTTTTTTAGCAACTTTATTTTTACCAGAAGCAGTTATACTATGTTTAGATAAAGTAGATTTATGAGGTTTTAATAAATATGCTACTCTCACTAAAGACATAAACTGATATGAACCTATATTTAAATATATAGAAAAATCATCTAATGATAATTGCATAGATAAATAATCTACTAATTTTTTATCATATCTAAACAACATGGGCTGATGTAAATTTATTTCAGGTTTTAAATAATCACTTTGGTTTAAACTAATTTTATGTATAGGATTAAATACAAAATTACTATTTTTATAAATATCAGTAATATTATTCATTAATTTATTATATAGACTTACATCATAACCTGGTAGATTTTTAGGATTATATACTAATGGTGTATCTTTATAATTATTTAAATAATAAATTATAACTTGTAATAATTCTTGATTTTTTACTTCATCTGGATATTGTGGTATAATTTCAATATAATTATCATTTTTATTTACTATAGGAATTAATTCTTTTGGTATATTATTCAATGAAATATTATTATGCTTAACTATATCATTTAATGTGTATTTTGAATCCCTGGGATGTTTAAAATTGCCATATTTATCATCATATGAAACTATAGTTAATGGATATTCATTATCATCTGGATTATTAGGATAAACAATTTTCTGTTCAATTAAATCTGGGTTACCATCATTAATATATTGTAAATCACCCATGTACATATAATACCAAAAAAAATAAGGTTTATATGGATCTTTATTTGATGTTGGTAATATTTTTTCATTAAAGTGAGCATATTTTTCTAATTCTTGAAACATTATATATTCATGTGTTAATTCAACCGATGGATATAAATCTTCTAAAAAACCAGAAAATTTAGGCACTCTACTTGATGCTGCACCTGAACCAGTTGCTGTATCTTCACTTGTTAAACATTCCGGATGATCTATAATTATTGTATTATCCATTGTATTTTTGTCATAATCATATATCGCATCCATCATTCGATCATCATAATCTAATGTTAACCATAAATATTCTATTGGTAATTGAATTATATTACACCATGTCATTACACCTCTAGTATTAAAAATTAATGATAATACTCTATCATCTGCTTTTCCATCATTGATAGGTTTTTCTGCGGCCATAATCCACAAATTCAATAATCTATTTGCTTCTTCGGATGATGAAAAAAACATTGTTCCACCAGAAGTTTCAAAATCATATGGATCATACATAATACTTTCCTCCATTTTCCAACTTGAACGAGGGTCTATATACCATCCACGAGCCATATAATCAACTGATTTCATATCAAATATACCAGGATATTTTCTTATATTCATATCGCCATCTATATATAAAACAGAACGAGGTGAACATAATTCTAGAGCCTTTTTTATAAATTTGGGTTTTGCATTAATTGCTAATTGATATCCGCCTTCTTTTGTAAATTCTGAATATTCTACTGATAAATAATTACATCCATGGTTAACACAAGATTTTTCCCAATTGATTATCATATCTTCAAATTTTATTGGTGGAACATATTCCAATATATCAATTAATAAATCAAATATATTTTTTTCTGTATCATCTGGTTGTTTATATTTTTTTTTTAAAACTGCTATAATTTCATTATTTATTTTCTCTTTTTCACTATTTAAATCATATGCAGTTTTTAACATGTCTAACAGTTCTTTATTTTTAACATTTTTTTCCATTTTATTAATATCTTCATTTGTAACTTCTTCTTTATTGGCAGTTATATCAAACATTGCCAATTGCATATTTATTAAATTATCAACTTTATATTCTATTACATCTTTTGTTATTTCTTTTGTAGATTCATTTTGTTTATATGCCAAATATTTATTTTGTAATTTTTGAAATTTATTATTTAGTTTTTGTAAATTTATTAAATTATTCCTATTTTTTATTACACCAGTAATTATTATTTTTTTTATTTTCGCTAATAATTGATTATATTCTAATATTTTTGGAAATTTATCTTTTATTAATCTATACTTTGCCTTTATATTTTTTATGGTTGGACTAATTTTTAAATAATCTGCTAATTCATTTAAATATTTAACAAATATTTCATTATAAATAAGATTATTTATCTTATCAAACAATACTGGAGTTTTTTCTAAATTATTAAAAATCGTTTCATATGTTGAATTATGTTTAAAATTATTATTAGATTCTGCTGATGTTAATATATTTAATATTATTTTATTAATTTTTTTTAAATTATCTTCATAAAATGAAGTGCATGGTCTTGCCGTATTACGATTTGGCTTACCCGAACCCCACCAATATGTTATAACAACAAAATTGCTATCATTATTTATTATTATTGGTTCTTTTGTTGTTTTTTCTATTATATTTGATACTTCTTTATGAATAGACATATAAATTATATCTATATTATATTTATTTTATATTTAGTTTATATTTAGTTTATATTTATTTTATATTTAGTTTATTACAACCTATAATAATATATTTATAAATAAATTATGATTACATATTTAGATAAAAATATTTGGGGTCCTATTTACTGGAAATTTCTCTATACAATAGCATTAACTTTTCCAAATAATCCAAATGAAGTTATAAAACGAAAATATTATGATTTAATTATGAATTTTCCTATTTTTTTACCAAATGAAAATATGGGAAATACATTTTCTAAATTTTTAGATAATTATCCTCCTCAATCATATTTATCAAATAAAGAAAGTTTTTTAAAGTGGGTTTGGTTTATTCATAATAAAATAAATATTTATTTAGGTAAACCCGAAATGGGATATTATGAAGCAATGGATTTATTTTATGAAGATTATAAACCAAAAGAAACAAAAAAAAAAGAAGAGCAAAAAAATAAACATAAATATATTTTTATAAGTGTAGTATTATTTTTAATTATAATAATTATTTTTTTACAATATAAAAATTAGTAAAATATATTTTATATTTTATATTTTATATTATAATATTATATTATAAGTAAATTATGAGACATAATAATATAAAAAAAACGAAAAAAAAACAACATTTAAGATATAAGAAAATTATGAGAAAAAACAGTATTAAAAAAATGAAAAAAGGTATAAGAAAAAAACAAAATTTAACATATAAGAAAATTATCAAAAAAAATAATATAAAAAAAACAAAAAAAATAGGCGGGGCCAGAGAAAAAAGTCTAACTCGTATAAGTTTGAGAAAAAGGCTAATGTCACCGAAAAGCACTACACGCTCATCCCTACGTAGTAACGTAAAATCTGAAAAACGTAATGAGAAACGTAATGTAAGAGATTTAGTTACTCATTTAAAACAGAAACTCCCTGATATAGTGAAGGAATCAATGATAGAAGCAACAAATAAACATTTGGAGGAAGACCTAAAAAGTATATGGAAAAATAGGGATGGTAAAGAACTAATAAATAAAATAATTAAATATAAGACAAGAATAGCAATATCTATAGCAAAAAAACTTTATGAAGAAGTAAAGGACTGGTGTAAAAATAATCAAGATACTGTGACTAGTTGTCCAAGACCGGATACAAAAATAAATAGTGATATTAATAAAACGGTGAAGGATAATGTAACAAATGTACTACAAGAGGAACTAAGTAATACCATGTCGGATAGAAAAACGGCGGCCGCGCACATAGATGAGAAAATCAATGGCTTACTTACTCAGGAGATGGGCCAGAACATGACCCCACAGGAGTCAGTTAGTATTAATGATGTTAATACGCAGGAAGAACGGATAAATGAGATTATGCGTGAACATGCAGATCCACAATCCACACCGAATGATAATAGCGCATTTAATGGTATTCAATTAGTTTCCATCATAATTGTGGCTGCAGAAGCAACATTTACTATGGTGGGTGCACCAGTCGATCCAGTCGTTGCAGGAATATTTGCTAGTGTTTTAGTACTTCAAATTGTAAGAGGAATAATAATTCATTGTAAAACAAATGATTGTAAAACATGGGTTTTAAAAATGTTTTCTAATTTTATAAAGACTTCCAAAACTCTGAAAGACCATTCAGTTTCTACGGTAAAAAATATAGGATCTAGAATAAAAACTCTAAAATATGATTTTAGAAGAGCAGTGAAAAATAGAACTAGAAGAAGGAGCAGTAATCAATCAACCACGACATCAGATAACCCAAGATCATTATGGTATAAGAAAAGGTCAATTTTTCCGATAATCAAGGAAGAGGTCAATACGAGGGAAGACGATGAAGAGGCGGAGGCGCGGCTGGCTGCAGAGGCGGAGGCGCGGGTGGCTGCAGAGGCGGAGGCGCGGCTGGC